CCACTTTATAGCGGTGGTGTCGATCTTGTTGAACTTCGCAATCAAATTGCATGCGAATGTTTCGAGATGGACCACTGTAACGCTAAAGTGAATATGATACTAGAACCTTTTAAGTGTCGGATAGTAACGAGTGGCGATGCTGCTCCTTATCAAGCGGGAAGACTCCTGCAAAAATTACTTCATGGTAATTTGAGGAACGCCTCTGAATTCCAATTTATTGGAAAACGACACAATGTCCAAGACATTTGTGATTTATATTGTGGCTCTGAGTTTATTTCCGAAGAGCACTTCTTGTCGGATTGGGAAAAGGGAGAGGGAAAAGATCAACGCACGTTTTTCGTCGCGGGTGATTATAAAAATGCAACTGATGGTATGCATCCATCTCTTCCTAGAAAATTTATTGAAACGATAGGTCTTGTTTCTGATATTGGTCCTTTTTGGATCAAAGTCCTAAGACTTTGTCTCGATGGACACCGTTTGAATTATGGTGTCGATGACTATTTTTGTAGTGCAAGCTGTCCCTTTTGTGCGGACGGGACCTTTGAACATGGTCCTGGTCTGCCAGAGGACTGGCGGCACTTGTTATTACAAACACATGGTCAACTAATGGGTTCGCCTGTTAGTTTTCCCGTGTTGTGTCTAGTCAATGCAGCAATTATGTGGGCTTCAGCTGAGGAGTACTATGATAGAGTTTTATCATGGTGCGCTGTAAAACGACTTTTCCGTCCAACCTTTAATGGTGACGATGTAGCGTTTACATCAAACTCTGTGCACTATGCAATCTGGAAAAGAATTGCGAAGAGTGCCGGTTTGACTCCAAGTCCTGGTAAAAATTATATTAGCAAGAATTTTGTTAATATTAATTCGACCACATATTGGGCTACCCTTGAGAAGGGTACATGCTGGGATCGAGACTACTATCGTGTAGTAGATTTTAAGGAAATGTTCGTCCTAAATGCCGGGCTGATAAAAGGCCAAGCAAAGGTTATGGACGATTCAAGGAAGGTCGATAATGAAAAATCGCTTCTTGCCTGTGTAGACCAACTTAATGAAACAAAATTGGTGGCCAGTCAGGAACAATCCCAAAGGATCGACTTAATTTTCTATTCCCATTTACGTGATCGTTTAAAGAGATCACGCCGATCTTGGGTCCTACCTCGTCATTATGGCGGATTGGGACTCCCTTATGGGCATGCGAATTTATCGCAGCGTCAACTGGCGTATAAGGTACGTCAGGATCCGACTTTGGATGTTGGAGAC